TGATGAATGGCTTAAGGATAATATAGGTTTTATTCATAGGGACGTTTCTTTTACTGATTTAGTTAGAGGTGTTGAAAAAGCACACGGCATTGGGGAATAGATATGAAAAACACTGTAATTTATATAGAACAAATTCCAGAATATTTTAACTCTGACTTAAGTATTACTATTAATTGTAAAAAACAAGATTTATATGAAGCTTACGCAATTATAGATTATTTATCTAGCATAATTAATATCACGTTTAAAAGGTTAGACTATGACACAACAAACACATGGCGGTAAAGGAGTGCTTATGAAGGCTTATTACAATGAGTTCGATCCACAAGTAGCGTCACAATTTATCAAAGCATTCATGGAGATTTAATATGAAAAAGTATACAGCAATAATTAATTTTGGGATCGAGATAGAAGCAGAAGATCAGGACGCGGCAGAATATATAGCGTCAACAGCCTTACCTAAGACGTATTACTTCAGATGCGATATGGGCAACGGTAAATATTTAAGGGGGTTATCCCCTGTGATCTTTGCAAACGAAGCGGAGGAAAATTAAATGATTATCGAAATTTATAACAGAGTTTTTGATGTTGATTACGATTATCAAGAAAAAGAAGCTATGACATTAGAATACCCAGGATGCCCAGAAGAATTAACTCTAAATGGAATCTATGTTAACGGTGAAGATATAATGGCTTTATTAGCTGATAAAATAGTAGATAAAATTCATGAAGTTATTTTAGAAATGATAAATGGTGGAAATGATGAACGATGAAATAGATAACTTATTGACTATTTTAGAAACAATATACATAACTCTTATGATATGTGTACCAACTATAGCTATTGCAGGATATTTTATATTTGAGGTGATCAATGGCTGATGATATAGATAAAGCTAATGAGCAAGCGCAAATGATTCTTGATGCTCAAATAAAGTTAAACAAAAAAGATATAAATCCATATTCTAATGAGTCTGGTTTTTGCTGGGAATGTGATGCCCCGATTAAAGACGGCCATAGATGGTGTTCAATAGAATGTAGAGACGCGAGTGAGTTATGAAACAAAAAAGAGAAATAGACGGATACTTTGACACTCATGCAAAAATTGTATGGGTGTTTGCGATAGCAATGTTTATATATGGCTACACTAAATGGGGGTTTTAAAATGAGCGATTTAGAAGATGAAACTTTAAGCAGCTATAAACCGAAAACTTCAGCAGATGCAGTTCAAATAGATGGAAACCATTATAAAAATATGTCTATAGAACCTTGGGAAGTTATGGAATCTATATTAACTCATGAAGAATTTATAGGGTTTCTTAAAGGGAATATTATTAAATACTCTATGAGAGATGGAAAAAAAGCAGGTGCGTATAAAGACGCTGAAAAAGCACGGCATTATATGGACAAACTTAATCAAACACGGACTGAATGGTGAGTGAAAAACAAGTAGAAGCATACTTTAAGAAAGCGGTTGAAGTAAATGGAGGGCAAACCTATAAATTTACTTCCCCCGCTTTTAGGGGTGTAGCCGATCAAATAGCATGTTTGCCTAACGGCAGTACATGGTTTGTTGAATTGAAAACTAAAGGGGGCAATCTTTCAGAGCTTCAAAAATTATTTGCATCTACGGTGCAAGCACTCAATCAAAATTACACATGTCTTTGGACAATAGAACAAATAGACCAATGGATAGAAAACCTAAAATTAGACAAGTAAACGGTTATTGGGCATGTTTTAGCCCTTATCAAATAGTAGGGTATGGTAAAACACCTATTGAAGCGTACTTAAACTGGAAAATACAATGGTTTTAAGACCGTATCAAGAAGAAGCGGCTGATTTTTTATATAGCCGTGATAGGGCGTTAATTCTTGCGCCTGTTGGTGCAGGAAAAACATGTATTACATTAACCGCTATGCAAGCAATGATAACAGACGGCATTGTGAGCAGATTTTTAGTTTTAGCACCCAAACGTGTCTGCACCGATGTTTGGAAGCAGGAAGCAGCTATATGGGCTTCTAAATTGCATGTTGGTGTGGCGATAGGGAATGTTAAAGCAAGAATGGAAGCATTCAAAGCGCAAATTGTCGTGATTAATTACGATAATCTTTTATGGCTATGTCGGGAACATCCTGAACTATTGAACGGAATAGATGCAATCGTGTTTGATGAATTGACACGGTTAAAGAACCCTTCAGGAACACGATTTAAAGCGCTTTATAAGGTGATAGTGCAATTTAAAATCCGATGGGGATTGACAGGGTCGTTTACTAGTAATGGGTTAGAGGATGTCTTTGGGCAATGTAAAATTGTAGATGAATTGCTTTTAGGTAAAAGTAAAGGCGCGTTTATGGAGCAGTATTTTATTCTTATGAATAGGGATTTTGGCGATTGGGCGGCTAAGCCTAATTCACTACCTAAGATTATGAGCAAGATAAAACCTGCCACCTATCTTTTAGATGCTGGGGAATATGCAGGGTTAACACCGCCATTACATGTAGTTGAAATTAAATGCCAAATGGATATGAAAGCATATAACACAATGAAAAAAGATTTTGTAGTTCAATTTCCTACGGCAACTGCTATAGCTTTTAATTCTGCTGTAGTGACAATTAAATTGCAGCAAATGAGCGCAGGATTTGTTTATGTAGATAATCAAGCCGTTTGGTTTTCCAGTCATAAATTCGATAGACTTGAAGAATTGTTGAATGAAAACCAACGCGATAGTACAATGATTTTTTACACGTACAAAGAAGAATTAGCAGAACTAAAGCGTAGATACCCCCACGCGCAAACATTAGATGATGATGATGCTATAGACCGATGGAATACTGGGAAAATTGAATTGCTTTTGGCGCATCCTAAATCCGCAGGACATGGGTTAAATCTTCAACATTACGCTAATAAGATTGTATTTTTATCGTTACCTTGGTCATTAGAATATTATGAACAAGCTATTGGTAGGATACACCGTAGTGGGCAGAAGCGTGAAGTTTGGTGCTATATTCTTATGACAGAAAAAACCATTGATGAACGGATATTTTCAGCATTGCAAGATAAACGATCATTATCAAATATAGCGATAGAGGAATTAAGATGACACACACTTGGCGCAGTTTAAACGCAGTTTTAGCACAACTTTCAGAAGATGAAGTTTTAGACTTGTTAAACGATGAAAAACAAAACGCAAAAAGACAGATGGTATTAACAAGGCTACATCAACGATATAGCCTTTTGAGAGCTGCAAGAGAACGTAAAGAACTATTTAGCTAGGGTAATATTCACCAGTTAATAATTGATTAGCTACTCTTAATGCTCTTGCATGAGTTTGAATTGCCCATGTGCTATCTAAAGCATGGGCTTTAGCTGCAACCCAATCGCCACGTTCTAACGCATTAAGCATTAATTTAAATTTTAGTACCCCGTTAATACCTAACTGAAAACACATGTTAAGCACTGCGTCGCGCCTAGCATCATCCAATTTAGTATTATTAGGCCAATTATTATTAAGCTGAGTAGTTATGTCATTAATATCTTTATCAAAGATAAGATCACATAATTGCTCGCTGATTACATCAGGTATTCGTTGACCATTAAATGTAGGTTTAACATCAAGATTATGACCTACCCCTATGGTTTTATGTCCTTGGGTGCATGAATACGCTTTTAAACGTCTTCCTTCTTCAAATTCAATTTGAGATTTTAATTTAGATCCCATTTAATTTTTACCTATCAAATAAGCTACAAATGCAAATATCGCGCTTACTGCAAACACCATACCACCAAAAAAACCTTTATTATTAGCTGATTCTTTTTTAAGTTCATCAAGAGATTCACAAATCCGCTCATATTGATGTTTGTTATCCGCTTTATCTTCGTTAAGCTCACGGCATAAATTGTCAAGCCGTTGCTCGACCTTAATTAACCGGATATTAAGTTCATCTGGCATCGCTATTAACCTCTTTTATAAATTGATCACATAGTATCGCATAGGCACTTATTTCATCGGCTCTGAAGGCTTCTGATTTGAGAAATTCCGTAAGTTCAATTGAAAGCTCCCCATCATCGGTGGCGGTGTTAATAACGGTGCTGGAATCTGTAATTTTTGTTGGGGGGCAACTACTACCCTTCCTATGGGTGTCGTACATGCGTTGAAGTTTAAAATCATCGCGCTGGCGAGTAATATTCTTAATAGTTTTAGCATTAGCATCCTCTAATTCAATATTGGCTTTAAGCGCTGCTGCGGTGGCTTTATTGGCTTCTTCTGTAAGCGCTGCATATTGCAATTCTGCCTCACGGTTCTGAGCGGCTATACCGTCAGACATGTGCTGAATTTCAGCTTTACTAATTTGGTATGACGTACCAAAACCAGCCCCAAAAGACACAACAGCAATAATTGCAAATATATACATCATTAGTCATGCACCATTAAACCTAGCCCACCAGCAACACCGCCAGCGAGTAATAAAAGTTGATCTATAGATTTGCCTTGATAGAGTAAAACAGCACCCACAAGAGCTGTAAGCACCCATATCAACCCACGTTGTGTTGATGCTTGTTTCCAGTGGATGCCTAGTTTCATTATACGGGTTTCCCTGTCAATATTTCAGCCTTACGGCCTGCTGCTAAAATGTCTACGCTAGTTAAATAATCTAACGCGCTATCAACTGATGCTAGGTTTAAGTCAACTGACGTTAGCTTAGGATCGCTAAAGCGATTCCATAGCACACTAATAACAGGGTCAACTGAAGCTGTTATAGCTATTTCTTCAGCTATGCTAAACAGGTTGCGAAAAGCTACAGCGCTGATAGTTGGTGGAACAATGGCCACTGGTACAGGCTCAGGTATAACGGGTTTAACCAGCGCGCCATTTACCCAACCATCACCATTTTCAGCATTGTCTGGAACGTCTACGGTGTACAATGCGGCAATATCAGGATGATAGAGCTCATCTGGGTTACCATGGCAAATGCCGCGGATTACATCGTTTTCTATCCATGCTTTCATATCAATAGCCCTCTGTCCAATATAGTATTACCGCGCCCTGTCCACCTGTTGACGCTCCAATAATTGCCCCACTTGCCCCCCCACCGCCAGCGATACCACCATTCCCTCCAGGGTCGCCGCCACCGCCGCCGCCGCCAAAACCACCAGCGCCGCCATACGACGATCCAGACGCCCCGCCGCCACCACCTACCCCACCGTTACCACCGACAGTAGCTCCAGCGCCGCCGCCGCCCCCTCCACCTCCATTACCCCCTGCTGTAACATTGCCAGCGGCGGAGCCGCCGCCGCCGCTTCCTCTGAGAGTTCTATTTGCTATGTCTAACAGACCTTTGTGGTCTGGAGATGACCCATTTTCTGCGGGGATGATCGCTGGCGTTGTTGAATTTATTGCCCCTCTCCCGCCGGGAGCTGCGCCGCTACCACCCTGCCCTCCGAGTGTTGTAGCTGCGCCTACGCTACCAGCACCAACAGACCCACCACCCCCACCAAAAATGTTAGTTACGTTTGAATTTCCGCCTGCGAATATTCCACCACCACCACCAGCGCATGGTGATAATGCTGCGGTTGGTGACCCACCAGCACCACCGAATCCCCCGCCGCCCCCAGATGCAAACGACGCATTTTGAGAAGACCCACCAATACCGCCATTGCCGTAAGGCGAACCGGCTCCGCCGCCGCCAGTTTTTCCGTTTGTATTTCTTACCCCGCCAGCGCCGCCGTTTGCTGTAAAAGCAGCTCTTAAGTTTATTAGCGCCGATCCTGAGCCTCCTACTCCAGCCGCGCCTCCTGTCACACCATTGCCGCCACCTGTTGCACTAAGAACCGTTCCAAAAGATGATGTTCCACCTTGCCCTCCAACTGTAATTGTTGGTAAGGTCTGCCCTGGAACAACATCTATTATTGCCGATGAAAATCCCCCGCCGCCCCCAGATGCTGGTGTATTGGTGTCTGATGTGCCATTACCTCCGCCGCCCCAAACACAAGCAAGGATTTGATAAACGTTTTGTGGCACAACTTCTGCTGATGTTGTCGTGGTGATGAGCTTGTAACTTTTCCACTCAGGAGGAGCAACTCGAGTAGCCGCATTAGGAGGTAATGAAGAACCATACGTGCCTTTATTGGCAGGCGCGTCGTTCGTTGGTTGAAATACGTTAGCCATTAGTAATCTCCACCGTTAGCTGAAACAAGCAATGCACAAGCCGTACCGCCGACCGCAACAGTCGTACCAGCAAAAATCTTATAGCCTGCTGGGATTGCTT